AAGAAGACACGGGCGTACAGGAAAGTCTAATGTCAATCACGTCATATCCAAGTAAGGTAATATTTGGCACTATTGGTAATGATGTTGCATTTGCTGACCACACAGTCGATGCGTTTGGTAGACTGCGTATAAGTCAGCCCTATACTCTGTTTGATAGCCAGAACCGTTTTCAGGCTGACCCACAGTTTGATACCAGTTCAACAGGCAGTGGAGCATTTGCTCATTTACCTGACGAGAGCAGCAACTCTATGACGGTGGGTACAGCTACTGGTGAAGTCATACGGCAAACAAAACGTGTATTTCCATACCAGCCGGGAAAGTCACTGCTTACCCTTGCTACCTTTACAATGGCTTCATCACAGGCTAATCTACGCCAACGTGTAGGTTATTTTGGTTCTGATGATGGTGTCTACTTTGAACAGAATGAAACAGATTTACGTTTTGTAATTCGTACATCAACAAGCGGCAGCGCAAGTGATGCACGGTTTGTAACACAGGCTAACTGGAATGTAGATAAACTGGATGGCACTGGCCCTAGTGGATACACACTGGATGAAACAAAGACACAGATTCTTTTGATTGACTATGAGTGGCTTGGTGTAGGTACAGTACGTGTAGGCTTTGTAATTGATGGGCAGAACGTAATCTGCCACAAGTTTCACAACGCTAATAACTTGACTTCAGTCTATATGAAGACAGCTATTCTGCCGATACGTTACGAGATTACCGCAACAGATACTATTAGTTCTGCCGCTACAATGAAACAAATTTGTAGCACAGTCATAAGCGAAGGTGGTTATCAACAAGATGTAAACGAATTGGCTGCACAACGAACTAGTACGCTTTCAAGTATCGGTCTAACAACTTTACCTTTAGTATCCGTCCGTTTGAATAGCGGTTCTCTTGATGCTGTCGTACTTCCACAAATTGTTAAAGTCTTGCCTACTACTGGACAAGATTACATTATAACACTTGTTCGTAATGCCACACTAACAAGTCCATCTTGGGATACCAGCACATTTACCAATGTGGATTATGATGTAAGTGCTACCGCAATGACAGGCGGTGAAGTTGTGCAGTTAGACTATATTACAAATACTGTACAGGCTGGTAGTGGCGTTAACGCACCAACAGGTTACAAGTTTAGTTTGCAGCTTGGTAGAACAATAGGTGGCACAAGCGACATTATGACGGTTGGTATTCGTACTGCCGTAACAGGTACACCTTCAGGTTCAGCTATTGGCTCACTTATCTTTTATGATTTGACCAACGGAGTGTAGGGATGGAAGTTCGCAAAAAACGCACCCTTGCTGCACAGCTAACCACATCGAACCAAGACATCTACACTGTCCCTGCCCGATTTAACGCCGACATTAACAGCATTTATGTAAACAACGAGTCTGGTAGCGCAGTTACATTTAGTCTTGATTGGTACGACGCTGCAACCACAACATATTACACGTTGGCCGAAGCGGTAGAACTTCCCGCCAACTCGTTGTTACAGATTACTGACTATCCCCTGTTCTTGGTGAAGAACGACAAGATTCGCGGACTGGCTAGTGCAAACAGTTCGGTGAATATTTCAATATCTCTGGAAGAGTATTACGAAACTGCACTTTAACCTCGCCTAAAAGGAGAAAACCTAATGGCAATCACAACTGCGATGTGTACGTCGTTCAAGTCTGAACTTTTGGGCGGTACACATGACCTCGACACTGACGTACTAAAGTTGGCGTTAATTAAGGCCACACCCACTGGAACGTACGATGCAACAACCACAAACTACTCAGATGTTACAGGAAATTCTGACGAAGCATCTGGAACAAACTATACTACTGGTGGTCAAAATCTTGATGGCGCGACTATTGCAACCAGCGGCACAACCGCTTACCTTGATTTTACAGATGAAGTGTTTGCTGACGTAACTGTTTCTGCTGACGGCTGTATTATCTACAACTCGTCAAAAGCAAACCGTGCAGTCGCCGTCATCGACTTCGGTGGCACTGTTGCCGCCACTGCTGGTGACTTGACAATCGAATTTCCTGCTGCTGACGCCTCTAACGCTATCATTCGTATTGCGTAAGGAGTAAGGCATGGCCTTCTACGACTCCGCTGATGCAATATATGGAATTGGTGTTTACGGTTCTCCGCGATACGGAATCGTAACACCCAATGTTGCATTAGCAGGAGTCAGCGCGACTACAACTGTTGCGTCTGTTGCGGTTACGGGCTTTGAGATTGACATCTCAGAAGTTTTGGATAGTGTATCCGCTGCTACGTCACTTGGCACACTTCAGGTAAACATTGCAGAAGATGTGTCAGGTGTATCCGCAACAGTTTCGATTGGTACGATTGAGGCCAAAACATCTGAAGCAATTGATAGCGTATCTGCTACAGCTTCACTTGGTTCAATCCAAGTAAACATAGACGAAAAAGTCTCCGGTGTATCTGCCACATTTGCAGTTAACGACAACTGGAGCATCCGTTCGATTAAGCGGGTTCCGATTACAGGCGTATCTGCTACGGGGCAAGTAAACGGAACATTAAACTTCGTAGTCACATTTGACCCCCTCACAGGTGTCAGTGCTACAGCCTCACTTGGCACAATTGAACCAAAAACTAGCGAGGCAATTGATAGTGTTTCTGCGACAGTATCCATCGGAACAGTTACTGCGACAGGCGTAGTTACAGTATTTACCGCATCCGCGTACGACAGACGAAACACAGTCCACGTCATCCCATCCGCGCTTATCTTCCGTTCAGTAGACAGCGGGGCTGCAGCAGACGCATATGACAGGACACGTATGGTTAGTGTTCTTCCGAAACAAACAAGTAATCACAGAAGGGCAGCGTAACGATGTCTCTTAAATGGCCAGATAAAGACCCTGACGACCAGCTAGACTACTCTATCAACTGGGGTCCGGCTCTTGACGGTGACACCATTTCGTCGCTTGTCTGGAAAATCTACGATGAAAATGGGACGTTGCAAACTTGGTCTGACAGCCAAATTGTAAACGGCCTTCAACTGGTAAGCCGTACCAACACAACCACCGTTGCCACAATCTATTTGGGCAGCGGCACTGCTTTTACAACGTACAAGATTGTTTGTCGGATGACAGCAAGTGATGCAACCATCCGCGAACAAGAGGTTCGAATCCGTGTTGTGGAGAAAAATTAATGGCGTATAACTACCTTTCCCTTTCGAACGAAGTGTGTCGCCGCCTCAACGAAACAGAATTGACATCAAGCAACTTTGCCAGTGCTTCAGGCTTTTACGCACAAATCAAAGACAGCATCAATTCTGCAATTCGCGACATCAATCAAAAACATTTTAACTGGCCGTTTAACCACAACACAGACGACATTGTTTTGACTGCGGGCGAGTTACGTTATCCTCTTCCAGAGAATGCAAAGTACACTGATTTCGACACGGTTCGTTTGGCTCGTGACACTGCTGTTGGCATCGGGTCAGCCAAACACCTTACCCAGATGTCATACGACGAATACGTGGACCGCTACATCGACCAAGAGTACGAAACGGACACAACAAAAGGTTCGGCCCCTGAACACATCGTTCGTTCTCAAGACGGGGACATCATTGTGGTTCCGATGCCGGACAAAGCTTACACAATTGAGTACGAGTTCTTTATGTTTCCTGCAGATTTGGAAACGTACGACGACGTTCCAACGATTCCGTTTCGGTTCAAACACGTCGTTGTTGACGGGGCTATGTACCACGCTTACATGTTCAGAGACAACCTAGAGTCCGCCAGCCTTTCCCTACGCAAGTTCGAAGAGGGAATGAAGCACATGCGGACTCTTCTTGTAAACGAAAACGTATACGCACGGGCGGTTTAAATGCCGGATAGATGGCAAACATATTCGTTTGAGTTCAAAGGCGGACTCATCACGAACCTGTCTCCTTACCAGCAGGGTATTCAGGCTCCGGGGTCTGCCCGCATTCTTCGCAACTTTGAGCCGTCGGTGTTTGGTGGCTATCGCCGTGTTGAAGGATACGATAAATTTGACAGTAACGCCCTTACCAACTCAGGAAACGTACGGGGCATTTTAAGGTACAACGCGGAAGTCTATGCTGCACGGGGTGATGATTTATTTAAGTCTAGCGGGTCCGGATGGACGCAAATCACGGACAACGCGACGTACAGCAGCGGGGGTGTCACGCTTGGCGGCTCCACAAAAATCCGGTTCCTCAAGTACAACTTTGATGGAACGGACAAATTTATGGTCGTTGATGCGACGGGCAAACCGTTCAGATTCGACGGAACCACCTTCGAACAGCTAACATCTTTGCCGTCAGACACCTCTGGTGCAAGCCACATAGTTAATTTCAAGAACCACATCTTTCTTGGAAACGGTAAAAACCTTGTTTTTTCGGCCCCGTACGAAGATGATGACTTTACAAGTGCAAGTGGTGGTGGTATAATAAACATAGCCGATACCATTACCGGCCTTATTGTTTTCCGTGACCAGTTGATTGTTTTTAGCGAAAACACAATTAACAGGCTTGTTGGCAACAGCATTGGCGACTTTCAGTTGCAACCAGTGTCACGGGACTTGGGATGTGTGGCTGAAGATACCATCCAAGAGATTGGTGGTGACATTATGTTTTTGGGGCCGGATGGTTTGCGGCTCTTTTCGGCAACAGACCGCGTAGGTGACTTTAGCCTTGCTGTTGTTTCGAAACCAATTCAAACCGAAATGCTGGACCTTATCTCCAGTAGCACAACATTTAACAGCACGGTAATTCGTGAAAAAAGCCAATATCGAATCTTTGGATTCAACAGCGGGTATTCGAACAGTGCGGCAAAGGGGATTGCTGGAACCCAACTCCAAGAGGGTATTTCGTGGAACGACCTTCGGGGATTTAACGCTTACGTCACCTTCAGTGAGTACGACGGGTTCGCAGAACGCATCTATTTTGCTGCTTCGGACGGATACGTTTACCAGATGGAGCAGGGTAACACTCAAGATGGGACGGACATCGTTGCAACTTTTGCTACTCCGTTTGTTCCGCTGGGCGACCCCGAAGTAAGAAAAACGATATACAAGGGCACTACCTATTTGGACGTTAACGGCGACTTTGACTTGGAATTTTCACTCAAGTTCGACTTTGACCAGCCGGACTCTCCACAGCCGGACTCGATTCTTAGCACAGATGCAGGAGCATCAATCACGTACGGTTCCGGTATTTACGGAACTTCCCTTTTCGGGGTTAAACAAAAGGCAATCTTTGAAGTGCCAACAATAGGTTCAGGATTTACAGTGTCGATACTTTACGAAACAACAGGAGCAAATACAGACGCTGTATTTACCGTCGATGCTGCAACCTTACAGTTTGCAACATACGGGAGGAGATAAAAGATGGGTACAGGTTACACCCGCAACGATACGCCAAACAACATAGCTGATGGAAACGTCATCAACGCCTCCGACCTTGACGGCGAGTTTGATGCAATTCAGGCAGCGTTCAACGCAACAACAGGTCACTCGCACGATGGTACGACAGGTGAAGGTCCGCAAATTGACACGGCGGGCCTTGCAGATGATGCTGTAACTGGCGCAAAAATTGATTCGACAACGACAATTACTGCTGCGGGATTTAGTGGACCCCTGACAGGTACAGCATCTAACGCAGCCTTGCTTGACAGCCTTGACAGCACACAGTTCCTTCGTAGCGATGCGGCAGATACCAAGACATCAGGTGACTTGTCATTCAGTGATAATGTCAAGGCCGTGTTTGGTGCTGGGTCTGACCTGCAGATAGGGCATGACGGCTCTGTTTCTTTCATTACCGACTCAGGAACGGGTGACTTATACATTCAAGGAAGTTCTGCAATCAGGCTAACCAACCCAGCGGGCAATGAATCTTTTGCAGTGTTTAACGACAACGGTGCTGCCTCATTGTATTACGACAATGGTGTTTCTTTAACCACCACCGCCACAGGCATTGACGTAACAGGCACAGCAGTCACAGACGGCCTCACAGTAGCTGGCAATGTCAGCGTAGACGGCGGCACGATTAAGCTGGATGGTAATTATCCTGTTGGCACAGGCAATGTGGCGTTGGGTGATGGTGCGCTGGACGATGGTAGCTTGAGTGGCAACTATAATACGGCAGTCGGTAATGTTGCTATGACTGCAAACACAACTGGCGCACAAAATGTCGCCGTAGGTTATGACGCGCTGGAGGCGAATACTAGTGGCACATATAACACGGCTGTCGGTTATCAATCGTTAAATGCAAACACCACGGCAAACAGGAACACAGGCATTGGCAGAACTGCTTTGTTCTCTAATACCACAGGCGAATACAATACTGCTCTGGGTATGAACGCATTGCTCTCCAACACCACCGCATCCAACAACACTGCCGTTGGGTATCAAGCGGCTTATAGTGGAACCACAGGCAGAAATAACGCCGCATTTGGCTATCAGTCTTTGTATTCCAACCAAACTGCCGACTACAATTCTGCATTTGGATGGGGTGCATTATACAGCAGTACTGCGGGTAGCAATTCAGCTTTTGGCTATTACTCATTATATGGGAATACTACTGGAACTGGAAACGTAGCTTTTGGCGGTAATCTTAATGGTGGCACATTAAGAGGAAACACTACTGGTAATTATAATACCGCAATAGGATTTGATTCTTTACGCTTCAACACCACCGCATCATTCAACACAGCCGTTGGTTATCAAGCGGCGTATAGCAACACCACTGGAACGCAAAACACAAGTTTAGGTGAAGGTGCATTATACACAAATTCCACAGGCTCTAACAATGTAGCATTAGGCTATCGGAGTTTGCGGGTTGCAACAAGTGATGAAAACACCGCTGTTGGCACACAATCTTTGAACAACACCTCAACTGGTGGGTCTAACACTTCGGTTGGCTATAGGTCGCTATACCAGAACACCACCGCATCCAACAACACCGCTGTTGGTTATCAGTCGTTGTATGCAAACACCACAGGTACACTAAACACTGGGGTTGGTTTTAATTCATTAGCTGCAAACACCACTGGAAGAAACACCGCATACGGAGCTTACTCACTTACAAGCAACACCACAGGGTCAAGAAATACTGGACTTGGTGATAATGCACTTCAAGCTAACACCTCTGGTGGCGACAATGTTGCAGTTGGTTATTTGGCATTGGGGCAAAACACCACCGCAAGCAACAACACTGCGGTTGGTTATGAGGCAGGGGCTAGCAATACGACTGGGACTAATAACGCTGCTTTCGGTTACAAAGCACTTCGTAGCAACACAACCGGATACTACAATACAGCATTAGGTGGGCCAGATGCCTCTAACGCACAAGGCCCGTTATTTAGCAACACCACAGGTAATTATAACACTGCTGTAGGTAACGGTGCGCTTCGTAGCAATACAACTGCAAGCGATAATGTGGCTGTTGGTTTTTTAAGCCTGTTGGCAAACACTACCGGAGCAAACAATGTTGCAGTAGGAAGAAACGCACTTGTAAGCAACACCACCGCATCCAACAACACAGCGATGGGTTATCAGGCCTTAAATGCAAACACCACTGGTGCATCTAATACTGCTGTGGGTGTAAATGCATTATATTCAGTGACAACTGGTGCGTTCAATGTTGCAGTTGGTCATAACGCTGGACAAGCAATGACCACAAATGGTGACAGCGTATTTGTTGGGTATGCGGCTGGTAATTCAGCAACAGGCAATAGAAGCACATTTGTTGGTTATCAATCTGGCTACAATACTACAGGTAATAACAATGTAGCTTTTGGCTATCAGGCTTTGACTGCAAATACCACAGGGTCTAACAACACCGCTGTTGGCTACGGTTCTGGGCAGAGTTTAACGACTGGTGGTGGCAATACTTTCTTGGGCGTTAGTGCTGGCGGTGCAATCACAACAGGTTCAAAGAATGTTGTCATAGGACAGTACAACGGCAACCAAAACGGCCTAGACATCCGCACATCCAGCAACTACATCGTGCTGTCGGATGGCGATGGTAATCCTCGTGCTTATCACACAGGTTCGTATTGGCAGTTGCAAGATTCTGTGGTTGCGGAAACAGAAACTGCAAGCAAAACAGGTTCGCAAACAGCAGACTTTAATGCTTATCAAAACTTTGTGTGGACACTTACAGGTAACATCACGCTTGCTAATCCGTCTACAGAAAAGACAGGTCAGTCCGGTTTCTTCATCTTTATCCACAGCGGTGCGGCACGAACCGTGTCACTTGGCACTGATTATGAAACTGCAGGTGGGGCTGGCCTCACCTTGTCAGGTACAGCAGGTGCAGTAGACCTTGTGCCGTATGTCGTGCAGTCAAGCGGTAACATCTTGCTTGGCACACCACAGTTGGCATTTGCGTAGGGAGTAACCATGTCTGGTCCTTTTGGTTCAAGTCAATGGATGTACGCATCAGGCGGGTTTTACGGCACTGAGATTGATAACTCGTTGCGGTTCAATGACGATGACAGCGCGTATCTTCAAAGAACTGCTGGCACCCCCACAAATAATAAAATATGGACACTTTCTTGTTGGGTTAAGCTAGGCAATCTAGGATTTAGCAGAACAATATTTAGTGGCGTAAGCAGTACGTCTGCATATGACCAGTTAACATTTAATTCTAGCAATCAGTTTTTTATGCAGTTTGCAAATTCTGGTGTTTATGGTCAGTGGACAAGCACTCAAGTGTTTCGTGATGTTGGTTCGTGGGGTCATTTGGTTGTAAAGGCAGATACAACAGCAGGTTCAAACGGTGTTACTGTTTACTGGAACAATGAAGTTGTATCAGGAAGCTGGGCCGCCGCTAGTCTTGCTTCAAATGCTTCATTTGCTTCTATAAATGCTTCAGGAGATGCTCAACGATTTTCTCTTTTAGATACAGGAGTTTCTGCTCAATATTTTGATGGGTATGTAGCAGATGCTTATTTTATTGACGGCTCTGCCCTAGACCCAACGTCTTTTGGCGAAACCAAGTCAGGCATCTGGATTCCAAAAGAATACAGTGGTTCATATGGCACTAATGGTTTTCACCTAGAGTTTGCTGGCAACGCCAACGATACAAGCGGCAATGGCAACAACTTTACTGCTAACAACATCAGCAGTTATGACTATGTGCCTGATACGCCGACTAACAATTTTAGCACACTATCGCCCCTGACTGCTGGTAGTGTCGGCACATTAACGCAAGGAAACTTGGAGCCGGGGAATGGCTCTGGTGCAGACGCACACGGCATAGCCGGTACCTTTGGTATGCCAGCCGGAACAGGCAAATGGTACTGGGAAGTCTTTATAGACAACCCGAATGTTGGCGATAACTACCCATATGTGGGGGCGTGTGCTGGTCAGCGGTTGAATAGCAACAGCACATACGGCACACGAGGCACCGACTTAAAACTAAACTGTGGAACTGGCGGCGTTGACACAAGCACAACGTATGTTGGTTCAATCACAACTGTGACCACTGGTTTATCACGCATTGAAGACAACAACATTCTTGGTGTTGCTGTTGATATGGAAAACAGGAAAATGTGGTTTTCTGAAAACGGCGTCTTTCCTAATTCTGGCAATCCAGCTACAGGCACAAATCCTACATTTACTTGGACAAACGACATTGACCTGTTCCCACATTGGTTTTCGTACAACACTTACGGTTCAGGTTCTGTTTGGAACTTTGGGCAAGACAGTAGCTTTGTAGGTAACAAGACAGCGCAAGGTAACACAGACGCAAACGGCGTAGGTGATTTCTACTACACCCCGCCATCTGGCTTCCTTGCTATGTGTTCAGCCAACCTGCCAGACCCAGCGATTGACCCTGCGGCTGATGACACGCCAGCGGATTACTTCAATACGGTGCTTTATACTGGTGCAAATCCAAATGCCGCACAGTCTGTAACTGGCGTTGGGTTCCAGCCTGATTTTGTTTGGATTAAATCTAGGGTTACTGATTACGGTCACGCTTTACACGATGTTATTCGTGGTGCAAATGGAAGATTGCAATCTAACACACTTGGTGCTGAATCAATAAGTTCAACCTATCTTACTTCGTTTGACAGTGACGGCTTTAGCTTGGGTGTAGACTACGGACAAAACGCACCAAGTGAACCCTATGTCGCTTGGAACTGGAAGGCTGGCGGCACAGGCGTAAGCAACACCGATGGCAGTATCACATCAACTGTGTCGGCTAACCAAGATTCAGGGTTTAGCGTTGTAACTTATACTGGTAATGCAACTGCTGGTGCTACTGTTGGACATGGCTTGGGTAAGAAGCCCACGATGATTATTGTCAAAAACAGAGATGATGGCGCACAAGATTGGCCTGTTCAGCACGGCTCCATCGGTGCGACTGGACAAATGGTTTTGAGCAGTACCGCCGCAAATAACGCAAATATTGTTTATTGGAATAACACGGAGCCTACAAGTTCAGTGTTTAGTCTTGGCACTGCCAACAATACAAACCAGTCAGGCGACAGTCACGTTGCATATTGTTTCACTGACATTGACGGATTCAGCAAGGCGGGGTCGTATGTCGGCAACGGTTCTAGCGATGGAACATTTATTTACACAGGTTTCCGCCCTGCTTGGGTTGTGGTTAAGCGATATGACAGTTCAAACAACT